ATCATCAAGCACAAGATCAGCAATTTTCTTGTCGATCTCACGTAGTAGGGTGACAGACTTAACGCCTGCCGCTCGCGTCTGCTGTAGGAATCGAAGCTCTGATTCGTAGTCGCGGATATCAAAAGAATCAGGGTAGCTAATCTCTACCTCGTGGGGATCATGCCCCTGCCACAGGCAATAGAACATCCACAACTGCTCTTCTGCTAGTTCAAGGATATCGGCCTTCTCTGACAGCTTGGCGTTAAGCATTTGAAATTCAGTTTGCATAGCCACGCCTGATTGCGTGATCGCCTCAGTGCCGCGAACAGCGCCCATGTGTGCCATGCGGTTGATCGCTTCGATCTTGTCAGTAATAGAGGCGCGAATGGCATCAAGGTTAGCGCCAGAAGGTTGTAGCTGGTACGGCTTTAGCCCTGCGTCGCTGTCCTCAGAGATATTGATTACTGCACCTGCGCCCGCGCTTGCGTCTGTCTCGTATGTCTTCACCAGCGTTGGGTGATTAGATATACGGATCAGTTGCTCGATTTCCGATAGCTCCTGATAAATCGCCTGTTGCATGTAAGCGATATCGCTGATGTCACTGATACCCATGCCGCGAACAATCGAGCGGTTAGCAGGTAGGCATACAGCAGGTATTTTACCGATGGGGTTGTCGATCTCTTCTAGCAGTGCCGCGTCTGCACCGTCGTAGCGGATCAATCGGATTCTGTCTTTGTACCACTCGCGGAAGTGCGTCACGGTTGTCGTGCCATCTACGCGATCAACAGACTCACGGACTTTCAGATAAACAAGCTCATGGCGTCCGCTAGGCTGTCGCTCCCAGCGCCAGTCGTATACGTTCTCAGGCGTGATAAGTGTGACATAGGGCCGAATCTCTTGCGCCATTTCTTCAGCGCGTGTGCCTGCGTTTGATTGCGGCTTATCAAGCATTAGCCAAACGTGTCCGTAGACACTGCTCCAGATTTGCGCCTCGCGCATGAAACTATTGAAGTTCTGGCCGTCTAGGTTTGCGTCTTTAATAAACGCTTCCAGATCAACACTGCCCTCCATGCCCGCAAAGTTACGAGTCGGCGGTACGCGCCACAGGAATGACGAATAAACGTGAACGACGTTGCGGCAATGGTTGTCGAGCGGGGTGAGGGCAAGCCTGCGGGTATAGGCGTTCTTATCCTCGTTAAGGTAGCTAGTCAGGTAAGAGCCATCGCGGTAATCCTCGCCGCCCATATAGCTCCTAACGTAGAACTCCCAGCGGTTTACGTTATTCTCGTAATCGGGATGCTGGTACTCAATATCGTGGTTGTAGATCATGTCCACCTCTGCGGCTGTACAGGTGTATGCGCCTTTTTGATTGGGAATAAGTAATCAACCGCATAGCCCAGTGCGTCGTTCATGTGATCGAATCCGTCCTTTTCGGGTTGGCTAGTGCCTTCCTTGTATGTATGACGTTCCAAACTCTCGATCACCTTTTTGCACTTAGGATCAACGTACAAACGCCGCTTGCCATCGCTACTCTGCAAACGTGCGTTCACCGCATTAATACGATCCCTGATCTGACTGTGGCTTGTCTTGGCGCGTACCTCAAAGCCCGCATTCTGCAAAATAGACAGATCAGTTCTGCCGCCTGCGCTTGTTTTGCGCTGACGACTAGCTGGATCGGGATAAATTATAACACGCGACTGCCTGCCATACCTCTGCCGTATTTCATCCACCATCTCGTCGGTATTTGAGCCGAACAAAACGATTTCATCGAAGACGTGCAGAGTGTCGCCGCGTCGTGTCATCAGGACGGCAGACATGGGATCAATGTTGAAGTCCATGCCTACGTGTATGACGCCGATATCGTCGGTATGTCGCGTAACAGACTCTTCTCTTTTAAATCCGTAGTAGATGATTCCGCTGTAGTTAACGAATTTGGCTTCGTATTCTTGCTGGAAGGTTCGTTCGTCCAAGTCCGCTTTAGCTGACTCAATTTCTGACGGTGGGACATTTCCGCCTTCAATCGTTGTGTATTGATATGCACTCCACCCGTCATCGCCGTCTACTCCTTTGGTATACAGATCGTAAAAATGGTTCCTGCCTTTGGGCGTCCCAATGAATAACGCCGCACCCTGATTTTGTCTGCCTGAGAGGGATGGCCGTATTACCTCGTACCATGCCTCCTTACGCATATCGGCAAACTCATCCAGCACCACGAAGTCTACAGCGCGTCCTCGTAGATTATCGGGCTTCTCTGCGCCTTTGAGCGATATGCTGGAGCCGTTACGCAATACGATAGTCAGCGCCGTCTCATTCGTGCGCTCGATGTACTCAGGCGGTATCTGTTGCGTGAGCATATCCCATGCGATCTCTTTCGCCGCCTTGTAGGTAGGGGCCACATACCAGACGTTCTGATCTGGTTGTGCTAGTGCGCGGTTAAGTAGCTCTGCTGTGCTTAGAAACGTCTTGCCGAAACGCCTGCCAGCTACGACAACACGGAAGCGATCAGGACACCGAAAAATATCAGACTGCGGTGGAGTCAGTTGCATTAGTCAGCTTGATGACGACAGGCGGCAGATCAGCAATCTCTGCGTGTTCCTCTTTCATATCAGGTAGATATTTAGTCAATAAACGTAGCCGTTGCTCGTTGGCTACCTTGTATTTTTGGAGGCTCTTTGCGAAGTTGGAATTCGACACGTCCAGCTTCTCGATTTCCTCAATGTTATCAATGATTTGCTTGACGCTGTTCCGCTCAGAGATAAACACTCTAAGCTCGTCTTGATTTACTGCTCTAACTTTCTGCGCTCTAGTTTTTGCCATAGTCAAAAGGTGACGGTATACCTTCGGCCCAGTAGAGGCCATGTGTTTGCCCGTCTCTCACTTCTCCGCGTTTAATGTCTTGGTGTGACATGGGGTATGTCTCTACCGCGCCGTCATCGAATGCGACTAGATAGCTACCTTCGTTCCTTGGCATACTGCCCTGTTCTACGGGCCGCCAATCTATTGTTACCGTTTGCAACATATAGTGTCCCCCACGGCATATTATACTACATCTGCTAATCGCGTATAAAAAAGCCCGCACTAGGCGGGCAATGGGCTTCTCACACCATCGTGCTACGGACTGTAGCGGACGATTTCTAAAGGTGGTTCATTGTTGGTTCGTAGCTTCACCACCCTGTAATCACTTAAAACTGCCATGTCCTCCTCATGGCGATTTGCCATTGTTTGCGCGGCTTGCAACGCTATTACCCAGTTTTCTAGCTCCTCATCTGTCGCCCGTACAAGACTGCTCATAAAGTTTTCGCCAGTCGGGATGTCCGTCTCTGCCATTTGTCTTTCCCCAAAGATCAACCATTTCACAGTATTCCTGTTCTACCATAAGCGCGTCCTCGTAGTCACCGCGCCCGACTATCCCCAAGGCCAACAGCAATAAAATCGTTATGACGATCGCCACTGACAGTGCATCCGTTGATAAGTCCCTCATACATTTCCCTCACTTTTTGGTTATTGCGTAGCTTTTCCAGCGCCGCGTTTTCGATTTGCTTTACACGCTGACGTGATATGCCTAGTTCTGCGGCTACCTCTGTCAGTGTCATTTGCTCTGAAAACTTACTGCTCATTTTCCCCCCAGCAAAAGGCCGCTATGCGGCCCGTTAATCGCAGATTTGCATACAACAGTGGATCAAAACCTGCTTCTTAGCCACGTCGATACTGTGTAGCATATCGGCACCGCGATACCGCAACGCACCCCAATAGCTTTGGCACTTGCCTAACAACCCAGACTTGTAAACTGCCGCCTCGATGCGCTCTACAACCTCGTCAGTAATCTCCCCGTCAAAGACAAAATCAACCGACTCAAGCCACGAGTCACTGTAGCCGCTCATCTTGAACGAACCCGCTACTTTCTGACGCGAACTGCGAATAATCTTACCGTTTAACATTACCCTTCTCCTCGTTAGAGGCCGCTTATGCGGCCATTGCCTCATCAATGACTGCGGCTTTTGTAGGCCGCTTAAAAAAACCAAACTTAGCGTCTTTGTCTGACGCTGTCACCGTAGCGGTAAAGGTGATGCGCGATTCACGCTCTGCGTCATCTAGGCTAGATGGCACTGAACCCCACACGCGGAATCCACGATCATCTTGGACAAGCATTTTAAGCACGTCGCCGTAAATTGACTCCTGAACCTTAAACGCCAGCACTGTGCCAGTAATAACAACACGGCCTTCTGGCGCATTCTCGCCAGCTTCATGTGCCGCATCACGCTCTGCACGTTCCGCATCACGTTGCTCTTGCTGGTACTTCTGCAAACGGATCAGATCACCTACCAGCTTTTCGTGGATAGCTTCGCAGATATCCTGCGGGCATTGCGAGACAGTCACGTAACGCATTGGCTTGCCGTGCTTGTCGTCAAACACGCGTGACGCGTAGACGTTAACGATATCGCGAGTCGCCGCTGATAACTCCTGCCACTGCGTCATAAACTTGTCAGCACGATTAGCAGGCACTACAAACTTAGTCTCTTCTCCGAAGTCACCCAGAGCGATGCTTTCGCGTTCTTTAGGGAATGGCAGGTATTGGCCTGCAAGATAGGCCGCCTCAAACTCGGTGCCACCCTCGCACCAAACCCAGACATAGCCGTCAAAAGGCGCGTGTAGGCGGCCAGACTTTTCTGAGAAAATTGGCTCCGCACCCTTATTACGATTAGCCGCCGCATTTGCAAGGCGAGTGTCATACGCCTTAAGGCCACGCTGACGCGCAACCTCGTACTCAGCGATGCGATTTTCCAACCAGCCCCAAAAATTAGTCATTACCCTTCTCCTCGTTAAAGGCCGCTTATGCGGCGGCCCGTGATGCGATAACTGCTTCTAGCTCTGCCACTTCTTCTTGAGCCTTCGCAATCAAGTGCTGTTTAACCTGAATGTTGTAAGCATAAGCCTCTAAAGCCTTGTGGCTGTAACCACGGCGACGCTCAATTTTTTTAGCAAAATGCTTGCAGTCAGACTGGTGAATCTGGATGCGAGATTTCTGGTTTTTGAGTGCGGTTATTAGCACCTCTGTAGAAAATTCTTCGTAGTTGAAGTCTGTCATGTCGTTGATTCCTCATATCAGTGACTATGGATACTACTCTACTCATATCCTTATCCCTTGCAAGCACTTTTTTAACTTTTTTTGATAATTAATTGGGGGAAGGGCAACAATGTGACAATCGTGGCATTTTCAATCACCCGTAATGACGGGCAATCTCTGCGACGAATTGATCCTCGTTAGGGTGACGGGATAGGCGCTTTAGATATTCCTCCTCGCCGATGCCCTTGTCTCTGCCTAATCGCGTTAGTAGCTCTGCGATTTTGTCGGTGACGACGATGTGGTGCCGCTCACCGAAATACTGCCTTTGGCTCTGTACACACATGACAACATCCTCCTGTTGCCCTGCTATTATAGCAAATATGGGCAATCAGTTATACGAAACGATCACGTAGTCTGGATTCTGCTCTTTCTTGCGTATCTCTTCGCGGTAGTGCTTCGCTATCTCATCGCGGATAGCTTTGTTTTCTTTGAGTATGCCACGGCATTTCTCTGTCAGTAGCTCTAGGTGGCCAGCGCCTAGCTCTTGCTCTAGGAAGCCGCTGAAGCTCAAAGGATTCTCTGTCATTACGCGGTGATGGTAGTGGCAAAGCGTGACTGCGTTATCCATTGAGTAGCGAACGATCTTGCGACGCCTGCCGTAGATATGGGCGCACTCTAGTGTTTGATTTGTCCCACAAACTAAACAAGCTCCATCCCTTGCTCTGACTGCTTTGCTAAACCAGATATCAGCGTTGGTGCGCTTTATCGCCATAGTACGTCTCTTTGGTAAATTGTCGCTCGCGCCTTACGGCTTTCTCGCTGTTGCCGCAATCGCACGTCCAGCCCTCTAGCTTCCCGCCTTCACGGGTAAACTGAGGCACCATGTCTTTGTGGCACTCAGTGCATACCATGCTCTAGCCGCCAATCGTCGATAGTCGTTAGTAGAGCCGCAAGCCAGCTGGTGGTGAATGAGTCGATGTCCACGTCGATCGTGATGCCTTCAGGACATGCTACGTCTATATATACATCTGTCAGTTGATTGTTTTGCATGTTGGTAGTTGCCGCCATGATCGCCTCAACTCTACAGACTACCGCGCCACCATCTGGCAACGGCATCGACATTATCGGCATCTTTTCCATCACAACCTCGGCCTCACCGTCGTGCGGTGTACTTCGCCCTCCAGCTTATCGTAGGTAATTACCTTTGCGCCACGCTGTGAAACCCATCCGCCACGGGCCTCATACGATGAGCGTCCAGTCAAAGAAGGGTGCATTTCTGCAACTGCGCCGCCGTCTTCAATCACCCGTTCATGGTGATAGTGGCCCATGTGAATATAAACACCTGCCGACGCCTGCCCCCACATCTCGCGGAATCGTGGCTCGCTTGCAAATAGCTTGTGCAGGTTTGCCAGTTTCATCTTGTGGCCGTGATGAAATCCCAGCATACAGTTGCCGTGCAAATAGGCGTAATACGGGAATGGGTTGTCGATCACCTCTACCCGACTGCCCTCGAATAGGTGTTTGATGTACTTGCGGAGCCAGACGCTAGAACTAATGTCGTGATTACCCTCTGCAACCACCACTACAACGCGCTCAAATCGCGCCAGCATCATTTTAACGGCCTCCCTAACTATCGACATGGCTACGTCTACAATCTTCGTGTAGCGCGTATCAGCGTCTAGTACGTGAAAATTTCCGCTTGTGACTGGCTGTAAGTTAATGCCGTCAAAGTGGATGAAGTCGCCGAGTATGTTGAGCATTCCTGTCTGAGACTTAGGGCAAGCGGCGAGCATATCGTGTACCGCGTTTAGGAATATGTCTGCGGCGATCTTTGTGTCGAAGTTGTCGCCAGTCTCCGCTTCCCAACAGGCAGAGCCAACGTGAAAGTCCGTGATGGTTAATAAGCTCAGGAGGCGATCATCGGTTTGCTTTGGCGGCTTTGTGGGTTTGAATGGCGGCACAGCGTCAAGACTTTGCTCCATGCGCTCAACGAGCATTTCTAGTTGCCGTTCTTTGTCGCTTAGGCTTTTAACCCACTGCCCTACGGGTTTGCCTTCGTCGTTGTAATATGTGGAAACGCCTTTGACGGTAAAGCCGTCAGGGACAGGATGCACGTAGTCGTGCTGTGGACTATAGCCCTGCTTTGCGGCATAGCTCTTAACTGCGTCAAGATGGCCGACAATCGTGCTTTTCGTTAGTCCAAGATCCTTGGCAATCGCTCGCTGGCTCATGCCTTTCTCTACTCGGCTGATTACTGCTTTCTGCCTTTCGGTTTTGCAAAACTGTAATAAGCTCACGCCTATCCCCCCAGTTTGCTGTACTCCGAATTTTGAGGTTTGGTGAGTTTGACACCTAGATCAATAGCCCACGCCTCCACTTGCGTCATGAAGTATAACATTTCTCCCCTGTCTAGCGTCGAAGTTGCGCGAACCTGCGCGGGTATCGTCGTTTTGCCGACTTCTACGTCTTCAGTGCCAAGGAATTTGTATTTCAGCATCAGCTTTAAATCGTCCTCAGTACCCGTAAAACCACCGCGCTTTTTAAAGTGCCGCGTCATGTCCCGACACCAGACGTGAAACAGATCATTTTGACTTAGCGAGCGCCGTGGCTTGTACTCTTTTACCTGCCATGAGACAGGCTTGTCCCAGCACCACTCTTTTTCGAGAAACGTCTGAAACGCCTTCATGCGATCTTTTATCTCGATTGGATCTTTGATTAGCCAAAACTCACCCATCATCGCGTCACCCTTACGCCGTCATATGTCACGTACTGCCCGTACTGCTGGAGACATCGCTGTCTAAACGGCTCGTAGTTCATAAAGTCATGTGTCTGCATATCAAGGGCTGTAAATTGCTTTGGACTTAATTTTCCGCTTTGCTCCTGCGCTTTCTGAGCAAAGGGTGAAACGCCTTTCTCTTGCTTGCTCGCTCTATTTAGCCAGTTGTTAATGAAGGCTTTGCAATTTTTTTTACGGCGCTTCGGGTTTGCGTCGATCCATGACTCTGCCGCCGCATACTCTGCAAATACATCGACGTTTGGATAAGCGTTTTGCCAAGCAATGAAATCCTCATCAGCAGGCTCGTAGTCTGTACCGTCTAATTTCTTCATTATCTCACCCATTCTCCCCAGTTGCGGAATCGCTCCTTCAACTGTTCTAGTTGCATCTCGTAGTCTCTGCTGTTGCCTTTGTAGTAGCGCGTAATCTTATGCACCTGCATCGTCTGACTGTCGCCATATACGACATAAGCCACAACCTTGTTACTCAGTTGCGTTAGCCGTTGCAAAAGGATGTGCTGTCCAGTGCTGACTTTGCCACCGTCGCCTTTCCATTCCATAAACAGAAAGTGTCCGTTGATCTCCACAACACCATCGATGTCAGACATGGCAATTTTATTTGGGAAGCAATCAGCAAATATCTCGATTCTGGGATGACACTTGTGCATGTAGCACCCTTGCTCTAAACAATCCCAGCGTATTGGGTTATACCCGTTATCCATACCCTTCTCCTTTTTTTATACAATAGGGATCATTAGAGGCGGTTGTTGCCCTATACAAGAATCTAGCTAGTCCATTCAGTCCTACAGTATCAGTGCAGATCATTTACGGCTCTGCCATCACCGCGCCCTTACTACTTGGCAACATAACCACTGTTTATCCCCGCCTCTAAAGGTTCGAGAACTGATTCGGCTTTCGTGAGCGACTGCACCTGAGACAGCACTATTTAACTAGGCTCGACTAGGCATACTTTGGTGGGATAAGGAGTTGTGGGTATACAGACAGCTAGATTGCTGTATAATTTTCCCTATCCTATGTACGCAAACTAAGGATACCTCTTGCGCTTACCCTTCCGCAAGTGGTTATGGGCCACCTCCTCAGTGGCCCTTTTTTTTACCTATTTAATCCTCCAAACGCGAATGTTGCCATCTTGCACTGTTCGGGATTTGCCCTTCATGCCAAACCGCCGTAAAGCACGAACCATTTCGTAGCGCGCTTGTCTAACGCCAAAACGCTCATTTATCTCCTTAACCGTCTCTTCGGTAAGCAAAACGCTATCTCCAACCTCCATGTTTTTAAGGAACTCCCACGTATAGCCGCCGGAGCCATAATTGTTTATGTCGATACCCTTCTCAATCTTCATGTCTACCTCCCTAACTTCTCGAACTCGTCGAGAGACATATTCAACCGACTGGCCAACTGCACTACACGACTGAACTTCATGTCGTCTTTGTGCCGCCATCGGCATACCTGTACAGGCGTTACACCGAACTCCTTTGCAAGCTCATCATTGCTAACACCTGCGAGCGCCTGCGCTTTCTTCAGCGCCTTACCGACATCAGAATTTTTTGCATTCATCAATAAATTCCCTCCCCGTTTTGTTTATGCCACGCTGAATGACATACAGCGCAAAGCCATCGAACCTTTAGCGGCTTGCTGTAGTCGTCGTGATGGCCGTGTATTTTCGTCATGTCGCCACACTGCGAGCATTCTGCTGGCTTAATCAACCTGCCATCCCTAACGGCGTTATTAACTGCGTTATGAGCTAAATACTTAGCACGATTTAAAGCTCGAAAGCGTTTTGCCTGTGCAGTTAAAGCCGCTCTGCGCTCGGGGCTTTTAGCTCTTTCACGATCATATTCACGAACACGATCTAAATTAGCGTTGCGATGATTAGTGCTGTCTGACTTTGTGCAAGCCTTACACTTATTGAGCCTGCCATCTTTCATTCGCGGATGCTTGTAAAACGATGCAAGCGGCAATTCAGTGCCACACTTAAAACAGACTTTCGTCTGCTCTTGCCTAAAAAGGGAGATCAGAGTCATCATCAAACTCCACGCTAGGTTTTGCGGCTTGACGTGCATCGGCTATGCCTTGCTTTGCTACCTCTGCCTGATCTGGCTCCCACGTATCCAGCTTGGTGTATAGCTTGCCTGCCTGCGATCGCATCACCTCCATGTTTACCCAGTCACCACTCTGCTCATTTAAGAACGGAATAAGCTCCGATTTCTTGATCGCCAGTTTGCATATTGCATAGTCTGGCGCGTTGTCGTTTCTCTTGGGTATCAGCCCGTTTACAAAAGTAATATCAGCCATTAGCTAACTCCTTTCTTGCTTGATTGAATGCGTCATTGCCTTTGCAAGCCGCACGTTCTTCGGTGGTGAAAATGCCGCCCTTAGTCGGCGCTCTGAATAGCGTTGCCATCGTCTCGTGATCTATGTCACCCCAGATAGCCGCCAGTGATTGCCAATCCTCGTTGGCGATTGCTTCCTTGGCATACATCACCCAATCGAAGTTGGCGCGTACAACCTTCATGTATTCGATGAATTCGCCATCATTCTGCTGACTGATAGCGTTTGCCACCTCATCGGCTGACGCGTACTCAGTACCAGCTAAACCTAGAGCGGCCAATGCGCGGCCTATGGCGGACGTTTCAGCATTCTCTAGGGCAGACGTGCGGTTAATCTTACTCGCCGCCCTAACCTCTTCTGCGAAGCCTGTGGCTAGTAAACGGCCCTGCTCGTTACTAATGCTCGCCTTCATTACTACCAGCGTGTCATTAGCTTCTACTAGCTCTGTGCTAACCGTGTACTCAGGATACTGCGCCCTGAACTCATTCACACGGTACGCTACCGTCTTGTACTGCTTGCCGTGAATCGGCACGATTCCTTCAGTCATTACTGATCCCCTCTAGCTTCATACTCATAGCAGTCAGCATAGCCAGCGTTGTACGCCTCCGACTGCCCCTTTTTGTGCTGGATTCCTTCCTCCCAGTCAGTCCAGCCGCGAATAAAGTCTTGCTCCGCAAGCTCTAGGAAATCCGCTAGACGCGCATCCATGTGTGCCTCCTGCGGGTGCTTTGGCTTGCGGATTGTTAGATCGCGCAACTGGCCCACCAGAGAATCAAGCTCCTCGATGATCTCAGACTTGATTAACTTCGGCGGTACAAATTCATTACTCGACATAGGTGAACCCCTCTAGTTCTGAGCATACTTGCTCTGCGTTAATGATGTCGTGGCCATGCCACTTACATGAATGCACACAGACGCCGACTTCTTCAACCCACTCTGTGCGCCCTTCAAACTCAATCGGATAACGCCCACCTACGGGATGGTAGTAATCGTCGATTGATTCCCGATCGACAAGCAAGGTGACTACCTTTATGTCCTCGTCGTAGTCGTCTGCGACTGCGGTGCGCTCGATGCCCTCTAACTCATCAACGAACTCATCCCAGTCATCCACTTGCTTGCTTATTTTGATAGCAATTTGCATAACCCCTCCAGTAGAAGGCCGCTTATGCGGCCATGCTCTTGCGATACTGCTTCTGCGATCTCTTGTCGAGCAAAAGCAACATCGTCTCAGTTAGCGGTAGGCCGTTGAGAATTCCTCTGTCCCACAGTCTTTGTGCCACGTTGCAACTAGCTTGGTGATCGCGGGGATCTTCCCACAGCACTGAGTCTAGCGCTCGCATGGTGACGTGGGCTTGTCTTCGCTTCATGGCGAAGTCTTCGTTGAAGTCTTTGTTTGTTGAAGGCATTTGTCTTCTCCCTTGGTTAGTTCCACATGGAACACCATCTATATTAGCCCTTTTTGGGCAAGTGTCAACAACTATGAGATAACTTTTTTGCATTTAATGTTAAATCAAGTGTTGACAGGTATTAACACTTTAGGGCAAGATGTACTTGTCAACTTAGAGGAGAGATGACATGGAAACAACTTACTACGGCATTGAAATCTGGCAAGACGACGCAACTGATCTTTTCGTTTATTCGCTGTGTGGCTGGACTTACGAGGTAAAGACACTCGAAGAAGCCAAAGCCGCTATCAAAGCAAACTGGCGTCAGGATGCCACTTACTGGAAAAACTTTTAGGCCGCGTAAGCGGCCTTTTACTGAGGGGTAATCACATGCAAAATCGAGTAGTCAAAATGAAGCCGCGCAAGCCTGTATGGGATCGTGTGGCACGTAGCGCCCTAGTCCTATGCTCTAACGAGGAATGGTTAGAGGTGATTGCAGAGGCGCAGGACAGAGGCATCATTCCGCGCGACACATACATGCGGGACATAGTGGCCTTCAACGAGCGAGCCAGTCAGTTCGACGGAACAGTGTCAGAGTTCCTAGCGGGAGGTGCGGCATGAGGCAAGACATCGGAGAGGCGTACCGTCGCGTTATGCGCAAGGCTTGGCAACCAAGCAAAGAGCAAGGCGTCAAACTGAAGCCGCTCACAGCAGGCAGAGCCAGAGCATACTGCAAGGCAACGCTGAAGCTGTGGACAGATGGCCGCGTGACGTTCAACCCAAAGGCTTATGACATCATTGAGGCAACGGGCAACCACTATCGAACGTGGAATAGCACGATCGCACTAAGCAACTGGGAGGATCTGAATCACGAGTGGAGTCACTGGTGCTTTATGCGTTACGGCCCGATCAGGCGCAAAGTCAACGGCCTGAATCATCACTGTGCGCATCACTTGGAATGGGAGCGTAGCGGTGCGCTATGGATCTGCCGCCGTCAGCTAGAGTCGGATTTCAGGCTTCAGCCGTAAGTCCACATGACTGGGGTAGTGGTGCGCATATCGACATGAACAAAGCCGCCGCTATGAGAAACCCCTATGCCAGCGAAGCCCATGTCGAGGGCTTCTTTTACTAGCTTCATACGTTGCACACTGTCAGCCACAGCAATGTCACAGGCGATACCTTTCGTGTGTGTGCCTCCACCATTCGACTTGTTTCGCTCGGCAGAATGCTTAACGCTTCTGTAGCCAGAAGTAATTTTGAACGGGAAGCCGCAACGCTCACGTAGCTCATCCAGCGCCCACATAAATTCGGGCTTCATATCGCACTCTTGCGTCTCACGGCACCTCATTTCTGCCGTCGTAAACCATTTATACGTCATTTGCCTTTCCACTTAGTAAGTCCCCGAACTCCGACGCTAGACGCCACAAGTGCCGCAAGCATTGCTCGGTAGTAATCAGGCATGGTTTCCAAGACTTCGAAGCCGTCACGAACATAAGGGACGAGAGGTGGAATGAAACAAGCAACAAGAGGAATGCTAAACAGCACAGAAAAAAGCTCGTCCCTCCAACTATCATTTGCATTGCTAGCGTGAATATTCTCCCAGTTCGCGTCCTGCTTAATCGCTTCCATTTTGCGCTCATGGACTGCACGTTTTTCTTCAGCTTTTCTTTCAAGGTGTCCCCCAACTAAATTAACGACAGGGCCGATCAGTGCTTGCCACATTAGTAGTCCCTTATCAGTATCAGATCAAAATTAGCCGTTACGCTCGAATCGTTAGCGCTGACGTTATCTACCTGCACGTCGATGTCGGTTTTTTCTGTCAGCCTTAGCGGCGCTGTAAAGTCATAGCGGTAATGGCCTGATGTCTCTGCCATGTGACTAATTCTAAATGGTAGGCCGTTATGCTTTCGGCAATACAGCATCACGGTGCAATCTTTCTTGGAATCGATCGTCACGTCGAAGTTTACGAGGTAGCCAGAATAGCCTGCGGGTACGGTATACACCGCCATTAGCGTCTGTGCGTCCCCTGCTTCGATCTGAGCGACGATCGTGCCTGTACCCGAACCAACCCTAGCCTCTAGCGTACCGACGTTTATATCGTCGTATGTCATGCGAAAAACGCGGATGAACGTGCTGGTAGTCGCTACCGCCGTTAAGCCATTCAGGGTGACGGTTTCCGACTGCTCATTGTAGTCAGCGTCCAGCCCCTCAATCGTCATCGTGCTGGTATCAGACGCGCTTGTGGATATAGCGTAAATGGTTTGCGCCGTAGCAAGCGATCCCCAAGGGTATGCGCCGCCACCACTCCAAATACTTTCGGGATCGGTGTTCTGATCTATGTCAAAGTTTGCGCCGAACTTGTGGATGATTTTGCTGTTAGGGATGACACCGCGAGCGATGTCCAAGTACATAGCCGTACTCGGGCGGTGAGGGCTGAACTGAAACATTATCGGATGAACTCTATGACGCCAATCACTAACGGGATGACAGTCATAATAACTATAAGCTGGCGGTTCATTGCGGCGTCTAGCTTATCGAAGCGAGCGTTATGCTCATCAAGCTGGCGCTGGATGTTCTCGTATCTAATCAAACACTCTTTCTCGTGCGCTTCCAGTTTGATCAGTGCCTCTTGTGCAACATCCATCTCATTTACCGCCCTTCTCAACAACCAGCCAGATTAAAAATACAATAGGTATGACTCCGATTATACCAAGGATTCCTGCCAGTATTTTCTCTTTCATTCGCTTTTGCTTGTATACCGTCCGCTC